GCTTGGTATTGCTCATGAAAAATTTGAGAAGTATAAAGAAATGGCTCAGTTCTTAGGTTCTAAGCGTTTTAAAGTTGAAGACCTTCTTAACTTCTATAATGATATTGCTCCACATAGCACAACCGAAGGAAAAGAAAAAGTTATTACCTCATATGAAGACCTTTCTCGTGGTGCTAAAATGTGCTTTGATGCACTTGAGTCACAGCCTGGCGCAGAACTTGGTGCTGGTACTTGGTGGCAAGCATTTAACTCAGTAACATATTATACTGATCACCAGCAAGGACGAAATGCAGAAAATCGTCTTTATAATCAGTGGTTTGGTTACAATCAAACACGTAAAGTAAAAGCTGCGGAATCAGCAGTACAATATGCTATGGCCTCTTAAGGCCATAGTTACTATAAATAAAGCTTATCGGGAACTATACGGGAGGCTTGAATGTACGAAGTTGTAAAGGACATATCAAGTCATTTAAAACTTAAAGATTTTGCTCATATGTTACACGAAAATAATTTAACGTGTAAGATTTTAGAATTAAAGGATACTAAAATAACGGTATCCTTTACTGCTAGAAATAAAGAATCTTATGAAAAACTAAAAGAAATGATTGAAAATAGTTAAGTTTTACATAGCTGTTACACTAACTTTTAACATCCTTAATAAATAATTTTAAGGCAAAGTGGTAAAGACTTTGCCTTTTTTAATGCGAGCGACGGGGTAAAGCCGTCAAGCAAAAGGAGAAAGAAATGGAACTACTCACTATGTGGAGTCTTATAGGCTTCCTGCTTGCTGCCTATGCAGTTATAGCAAATGATTCAGTACAGACTCTCGGTACATGGATGGCATCAAACAATGAGAGATTTAACTACAAAATATTATGGGGAGCAGCAAGTGCAGTATTACTTGCAACTTTGTGGTATGGTTGGAGTGTAAATGGTGGAGACATCAGTTACGGACGACTAAACAAGATTCCGTGGCAAGAAGTACAATGGTATCATGCAGCTGCACCAGCAATTTTAGTTGCCTTAACACGATTAGGTGTGCCAGTTTCAACATCATTCTTAGTATTATCAGTATTTGCTTCTACATTTGTTTTAGAAAAAATGTTGATGAAATCTATTATGGGTTATGGCGTAGCAGCTGCTTTTGCATATGTGATCTGGTTTGCAATTCATAAATACTTCGGTCAATGGTACGATGAAACAAAACCTGTGACTGAAGGTAATAAGAACTATTGGCGGATTGCCCAATGGGTTGCTACAGGCGGTTTATGGTGGACTTGGTTGTCACATGACATTGCGAATATTGCAGTGTTCTTACCGAGGACAATTCCAGTTGATCTAATGATTATGATCAGTATTGTATTTGTTGCTGGTCTATTCTTTATGTTCAGAGAGCGTGGCGGTAAGATCCAGAAGATTGTTTTGGAAAAACATAATACTCGATATGTTCGTTCTGCTACATTGATCGACTTATTTTATTGGCTGTGTCTGTACTTCTTCAAAGAACTAAATGATATTCCAATGAGTACGACTTGGGTCTTTGTTGGTTTACTTGCAGGTCGTGAACTTGCAATGGCAACTTATTTCGGTAAGAAGAAAACCAAATCAGTCTTTCCGTTGGTTGCAAAGGATTTTGGTAAGATGATGGTAGGGCTTGGTGCCTCAGTTGCACTTGTTCTTTTAATTCATTACGTAATTAATCCACAATAAATCAGTTTATATAAACACTAAGGGGGGCTTTATGCCCCCCTTTTTTATTTCCCGTATTTTCACTGGCTAATTATTTTTTATTCCAAATATGCCACAAAATGGCTAAAGCAACTAAACCAACCAGACCTTGTTCACTAAAGTTACCAAGCAACCCGAGAATGTTTGCTGTAACATTGACGTCTGGCCAAAATGGAATATTCATCCCGTCGAAAAGGATTTCAAGGACGATGCCTAGCCCGATTAGGCTTACACCTGCTTCAGCTAAAGCTCCAGCCCATGATTTTACTTTATTGAGGATTTCCATCTAATATCTCCTATATTGTTTTTGAGAAATCATGGCGGTATATACTTGTATACTCTGCCATAATTTTATTTAGCAATGTAATAATTTATATTTTGCTTACTTTTTAATCGCTGTAACATAAAAGATACAGAGAAAAAAAGTGCATAAAAATGCATTTTAGGGGTTTACAAACTATGCATAATAGTATATGTTGTAAGAGTAAATAGAATCGGAGATAAGAAAATGAAATATACAGTTTACCAGATCCGCTACACAGAAGATGAAATCGCTGGAATCAATGCTGGCACTAAAAGCATGAAGCGTGAAATTCGTGATGGTATGGCCATGGACTTTCGTGGCGAGAAAATGGTTGATCTTGTTGAAAAAGCTTTGTATGAAAATTTTTACACTGCGGTTTCTTTTATTGAAGCTACTTGTTTAGATGAAGTTTTTCAAGTTGGTAACATTGGCCCTGAGTCTCAGATTACTCGTTTAGGTCGGATGGCTTCTATCTCAGTTGGTGATCTTATCGAAGATGAAGATGGTAACCGCCACGTTGTAGCAAACTTTGGTTTCAAAGAAGTTGCATAAAAATACATTTTAGGGGTTTACAAGATCCCTAAAATATACTATATTAGTTATGTAAAGAGAATCGGAAGGATATAAAAATGGAATTCACTTACTCAGATGATTGCTTCTCAGACCTTCATAAAGATGTTTATGGGTTTCGTCCTCGTGGAGTTTTAATGGATGAGTGGAATGATCGTACTCCTCGCCAAAAACAAGAGCTATGGAATGCTCTTTGTGATCAGCTTGAGGAGAATACCGCTCGTGAAAAAAAGATTGAAGAAATGAAAGTTGATGAATTCAAAGAACGCATTCATCAAGCCCAAACCTGGGGCGCTCATGATTACTGGGATGCTTTACGTTGGATTACAGGTTGTGAAACTTTTTATCACATCCAAGATGTAGAACATTTTGTTTGGGAGCAAGGCATATTATTCACTCAGTACGGTAAGCAGCTTGTTGAAGACCTTGCTAAAGTGGTAGAATATAAGGAGTATGCATAATGGGTACTGCAGTTGGTTGTGCAATTTTCTTTGTACTTTTAATTTTATTTACAGCTATTATAGAAGGAGTTAAATAATGTGGTTTGTAGAGGGAATTTGGAATTGGAATACCGGTGAGAAAGAACGGTATGAAGGATTAACAGAAGAACAGTCTCGAGCTGTTCATCAAACAATGTTTGCTTCTGGTTTTTCAATGATTCGTTCAGGAAAGATGGTCTGATGGGTATTGCAGTTAATTCTTCAAGAACCGATTCTTATATCGGAACATTTTCTAAAGAAAATAAAGATGATATGGAACAGTTAAACACGGTCAGGAAAATTGTGTCTAACTTAAATAAAGATTTAAGAATTGCTGGTAAAGACTATCAATTCTATGTTAAATGTCAAGGTCGTGGATCCAGACTAGGTAATCCTAAATATAATATGTGTCTTCCTCTTAGTGTAGCAGATAAAATGGATGCATATATCTATCGAAGATAAAAATAACTTTCCTTTTGTTTGATATAACTTGTATGGAGGTGTATTTCACCTCCATTTTTTTATATAAATAGTATGGTAAAATATAATTGGTTGGAAATCTAATGTCAAATGAAACCTCATTAAGCGATTTTTTTAAAGAGCTGGCTCTTGAAAAAGAAAAAGCTGAAGCAGAAAAAGTAAGAATAGCTGAAGAAAAGGCTAATGAGCCTACATTTTCGGATTTCTTTAAACTTATCTCCGAAGAAAAACAGCAGAATATTAACTATGATAAAAAAAGATTAGAAGATGATTTAAAAGGTAAAACTTTAGAAGTAGAGTTAACCGAGAAAGTTGAAAATATAAATGAAAATGTATTGAATGAGGATCTTCTTTCTAATTTTAAAAAGTTAAGCGAAGCTCAATCTCACAAAAGAAGTATAAGTGAAGCTCAGCTTGGTTTATTTGGTGGTGATACAGAAGAAAATAATGATGATCCGCTAACACCACTTGATCAAGATTTTGTAACACATGAAGATTTAGCAAAGCACTATAAAACATTTATTCAAAGAGTACAGCACCAAATGTCCACAATCGGCGGAGGTGGTGAAACTAAGTTAAGAAAATTAGATGATGTAGATAGATCAACAATTGCGGATAATAAGTATTTAAAATATAATGCAGCTACGGGTAAATTTGTTTTTAGTACTGTCACATCGGCAGATCAGATAGCAAGTCATATTGTTAGTACTACTCTTGTTACTACATCTTCCTATACTGCTTCAGTAGATGATCACTATATCGGAGTAAATTATTCTGGAACGTGTACTATCACTCTTCCTAGCGGAATAAGTAATGGTGAACAATTAGTTATAAAAGATGAATCTGGTTCAGCAAGTACAAACCCAATTGTAGTATCCGGTACAGTTGATAATGATACTGGAGGGTTTACTCTCCAAATAAACAACGGATCAATTTCACTCATTTATAGAAACGGATGGAGAATCGTATGAGTTATCTTTTTGTCAATAACCAAGAAATTAAAAATGATTCTGGTAATCCTATCCCGATCACCGGTACTGTAACAAATACTGGTGGTGATATTGCAGTTTCAAACTTTCCTGTATCTCAAACAGTAGATGGAACTGTTGCATTAGATGCGACTTCTTTAGCTGCTTTAGAAAATACTACAGTAGATATTAATAATTTCCCATCTGTTCAGACAGTTGATGGAACTATGTTCTTAGATAGTACAAATATTACAGCACTACAATCTGTAACAGCCGCAATATCTAATTTTCCAGCAACTCAAAATGTTGCAGGTACAGTTACTCTTGACGCTACAAGTTTAGCTGCTTTAGAGACAATAAATGCTAATGTTACAGGGTCCGTTTCTTTAGATTCGGGTAGTTTAGTTTCACTAGAAAATGTTACAGTAAATGTTGGTTCTTCTGTTGAAATTAATAATGATACTGGTAATCCTATTCCGGTATCTGGTACGGTTGCACTAGATTCAGATACAAAAGCTGCTCTTGAAAATACCACAGTAAATGTTACATTTCCTGCATCTCAAACAGTAGATGGAACAGTTGCTATTGATGCCACATCTCTTGCAGCTCTTGAAACGATCACAGTAGATACAATTACCAATCCAGTAACTGTAGATACAATAGCAAACCCAATTATAGTAGATGTAATTAACAATCCTGTTGCAGTAACTGGAACTTTTTTCCAAGCAACACAACCCATATCTGGTACGGTTACTGTTCAAGATGGTGGTAATAGTATAACAGTAGATGGTTCTGTTTCCGTAAATAACTTCCCTACAACCCAAAGTGTATCCTTAGATTCTTCTTCAAGAGACGCTTTAGAAAATATTACTGCAACTGTTACATTTCCTGCATCTCAAACAGTAGATGGTACAGTAGCATTAGATGCTTCATCTTTAGCTGCATTAGAAACAATTACGGTAGATACTGTAACCAATCCGGTAACTATTCAAGATGGTGGTAATAGTATAACAGTAGATGGTACAGTTTCGGTAAACCAGCCGGTAGCTATTACAGATAATGATTCTTCAATTACTGTTGATGGTACCGTAGCAATTAATAATTTCCCATCAACTCAAACAGTAGATGGTACAGTAGCATTAGATGCCGCTTCTTTAGCGGCCCTTGAAACCACTACAGTAGATACAATTACTAATCCGGTAACGATTATAGATGGCGGTGGAACAATTACTGTAGATGGTATTATGACACCATATCTTATTGGTATTGCTCAAGGTCTTGTTTCGGGCACATCTTCTATTAATAAGTTTGGTTATAGAGAATCTATTCCAAGTTCATATCAAACCATATGGGATGGTACTGTCGATTATGCTTATGCTGCGGCAGGCACTGTATTAGCTGTAGCTGATAATACAGGATCTGATAATAATGGTACGGTTGAAGTTCAAGGTTTGGATCAAAACTATGCACCAATAACAGAAACTTTAACAATTGGTGGAGCCGCATCATCTAACCAGTTTCTCAGAGTGTTTAGAGCAAGAATGATTACATCAAATACGGGATCTACAAACGTTGATGAGATTAGAATTAAGAGAGCAACTACAGATCTTGCAATTATATTAGCGGGCGCTGGACAAACTCTTATGTCTCTATATACAATTCCAGCAGGTAAAACTGGTTATCTTATTAGACTACAAGGTAATGTAGATGCAAACAATGATGCTTTATTTAGACTCGTATCAAGACCACTTAATGGCTCTTTTAATGTAAAAGGACAATTTGGAGTATTTGCTTCTGGGTATACAGCTGATTATCCTATTCCATTAGTATTTACTGAAAAAACTGATTTACAGATTACTGCTAAATCTCAAAATAATGTTGGTGGTGGAGCAACCTTTGATCTTATCTTAAAGGATAACTAATGTTAAATTTTAGAGGTTTTATATCTGAAGGAGTTAAGCTCAAACTCATTCGTGGCAAAGACATGGATGTTTTGAAGATGTGGAATAAAGGTGATAAAAAGTGGGTTGAACTTAGGGGTAAGAGTGGATTTGAAACGAAGTATGATCCAAAAGACCCACTACATAAAGCAATTACAGCATTAGGTAAATCGGCAAGTATATCTGATTTTATGAACGGCGATGAAGTAAGTATTAATCCAAAACATACAGATGGTAAAAAGGCACTAAAGATGATTAAAGGACTAATGAAATGAAAAGCTTTAATACATTTTTAGTTGAGGCCTCAGGTAAAGGACTAACAATCTTTGACATAGATGAAACTATGTTTATAACTAAGGCAGAAGTAAAGGTTGTTAAAGATGGAAAAGTTGTTAAAAAATTAAACAATCAGGAATTTAATACATATAAGAAAAAATCTGGAGAAAAGTTTGATTTTGGGGAGTTTAAAAGTGCAGAAGTGTTTAATAAAACTTCAACACCGATTGCCAGAATGATTAATAAAGTAAAGGTAATACTGAAAAATGCAACTAAGGCTGGTTCAAAGGTTATTATTGTAACGGCAAGACCAGATTTTGATGACAAAAAATTATTTCTTGATACATTTAAAAAACAAGGGATTGATATAGATAAAATTTTTGTGGAACGCGCTGGAAATTTAGGTTCTGGCCCTGCTGCGGATAATAAGAAAGTTATTTTTAAAAAGTACTTAGATACAAAAATATATAAAAGAATTAGACTGTTTGATGATGCAAATTCAAACTTAAAAATGTTTCTAAGTTTACAAAAAGAATATCCAGAAGTATCTTTTGAGGCATTTCTGGCAAAACATAATGGATCAGTTAAGAGGGTAAGATGAAAAGCTTCAAACAATTTCAAAACATCGAAGAGATGGTGCAGTATCATGTAGAAAATGTATTCAGAGTTGGTTCTGAACATTATTTTGAAACATTTAATAAAGCAGTTGATGAAAAATGATAAGTTTTAAACAAACCATAAATGAACAAAAAAATACCCATATGACTCATATTGAAGATAGAGTCATCTATGGTGGAGTAAAAGGTACACGTGAAGCAATCTTTGCTCTTAGAGATTTAAGAGATATGCTTGGTGGAACTAAGAAAGGAAATGTAAGTGTTAAATGGGATGGCGCTCCTGCTGTTTTTGCTGGTATTGATCCGAGTGATAATAAATTTTTCGTTGCCAAAAAAGGAATATTCAACAAAAACCCTAAAGTCTATAAATCTACAGCTGACGTCGATGCTGATACTTCTGGTGATCTTGCTGATAAGCTCAAAGATGCACTTAAATATCTGCCTTCACTTGGAATCAAAGGTGTTGTTCAAGGAGACTTCTTATTCAGCAACAACGATTTGTCCAATCAAACTATAGATGGAAAAAAGTATGTCACTTTTCACCCTAATACAATTATTTATGCGGTCCCAGAAGGAACTGCAGCAGCCAAAGAAATCAGATCGGCAAAAATTGGAATCGTCTGGCATACTACATACACTGGCTCGTCTTTTGAAACGATGAAAGCAAGTTATGGTGTGGATACATCAAAGTTTAAAAAATCAAAATCTGTCTGGTCTCAAGATGCAATGTTAAGAGATATGACTAAAGTAACAATGTCAAAAAAGGATACGGAGGAAGTAAATGAACGTCTTTCGGAAATTGGGAAACTCTTTAACCAAATATCTAGTAGCACCCTTAAAGAAATTGAGTCCAACGACGAACTTTCGCAGACAATCGAAACCTACAACAACTCCTTTGTCAGGAAAGGCGAAATTATTAAAGACACTCGAAGACATGCCGACGGGCTCATTAAGTGGATCAAAGATAAATACGAAAAAGAAATCCTCAAACGCAAGTCAGAACGCGGCAAAGATGCGCAAGTTAAAAAGAGAGAGGAAATCTTAAAATTTTTCTCTCCACAGAATAAACAAAATCTGATAAAGGTATTTGAATTACAAAAACTAATTGTTTTAGTAAAATTAAAACTTATAAATATACTTAATAATATTAAAAAGATCGACACATTTGTACAGACTACAAAGGGATTTAAGACGACAGGTCACGAAGGTTATGTAGCAATTGATAGACTTGGTGGTGATGCGGTAAAGATTGTTGATAGAATGGAATTTTCATATAACAACTTTTCGCCAAATATTTTAAAGGGATGGGATAAACCAGGAAGAAGCTGATGTTAAAATTTAAAGATTTAATTACTGTAGATTACGCTCCCGGTGAGCCTGATGAAATCAAATATAGAAGACATAGAAAAAGAAGAACTGGATTAGATCGTGGTGTAGACGAGTCTCCGGATGAAGCTTTGTCTATGGCTCAAAGATTAAAGAAAGCTCGTGATTTTAAAAGGAATCGTGCCAAGATTGCTCTTGGTAAAAAGAGAGCTGCTCGACGTGTAGCAAGTAAAGAAGTTTTGCAAAAGAGAGCAAAAAGAGCTGCCCGCAATAAAATCTTACTCAAGATAACAAAAGATATTCCTCGTGGGGAACTAACTATAGCACGTAAGGCTGAAATTGAAAAAAGACTCGATAAGCCTGAAATGAAAACACGTATTGATCGTCTGGCTAAAAAAATGTTTCCACTTATTCGTAAAGCAGAAATGCAAAGAAAAAGAGGCGGATCTTCTGAATGATTAATTCATTTTCTCAGTTTTTAGTAGAAGAAGAAAAGATTGCTTATTTTGCCTTTGGTAGAATGAATCCGCCTACTATTGGCCATGGAAAACTTATGGATAAGTTGTCTT